GACGGTACGGTCTATCTACAACAAAAAAATCCGTGGCCAAATTAGCGGCGCAACGGCTTTCGTGGATATGGACGAATCAGTCTCTACTACAGACTACGAGCGACTCCTATTAACCGAAGTAAATGGCGTATTCATTAAAGACGAAGAAATCTGGGAAGACGTTGGTACATCTGGCACTATACCCTATAAAGCACTAATCATCTCTGACGGTATTCGGACAGAGGGTGAATGTATTGTCAATGGGCACAAATGGACAGATAAATGGATTAATATTAGTGGACATCCAAATGAAGTTCATTACCTACACGCGGCAGGGGTACACAGAGAGGGTGGTTCACTAATAAAAGGATTAACCTCTGGTGCTACAGCAACCATTGATGGTACTGATACTGACTGGACAAAACTGAACCTATTAGAAGTAACTGGTGAGTTTGAGTTAGGTGAGAAATTATTTAACGTGGCGGCGAACAACTATTGGGAAAACCCGAGCCAATCATTCTGTAGTATCTCTACGGATTGGCCAGTTCTTCATACGTTTACTACTGAGGTTGATTGTGTGGCGGCGTTGCACCCGGATGGGTTAGACAAGGCGAGCCCCTATTTCGGAGAGAGTGCGTTTCTTTCGTGGTACCCAGTAGTCGATATTACTAAGACCCTTCAAGACGTAGAACACAATATACTATTAAATGTAAGTAGTCCTCCTTTGACACGAGAAGAGTGTGATGCTCTTGTTAATATCGAGACTCAACCTAATGTCAAGACGGCCGTTTGGAAAACAAATGGTTACTGGCTTGACTCTGGCGGCTTCCTGTCTTCTGACAGAAAACTCCAAGATAATGACTACTACCAAGATTTCTCTTATGTTATCCGAAGTGATGTACCTATTCAGTCGTATAGAGAAGTTCTTAAAAAACTAGTTCACCCTGTTGGACTGAAATTATTTGCTGAGTTCTCGTTTAGGTCTACAGTTGATTTGGTAATCGAATTACCTACCGATTACGTCAAGATGATTATTGCGATATTCTCTTATCTTGATGTCGCGGTTGATATCTGGGACCAAGAGAGCGAACAACACGGTTCAGTCGGAAGGGCTCATACTGGATTTGGAGTCTTCATTGAGAAAGGCTTTGACGAATATATCATTGAAATGATGGGTAATCTCGATTCAAGGGCTGCCTTAGTAACTCCTGATAATTGGGGTGCTCCTGGTGAACACGTAGGGGTTGATATAGTAACTGATAAAAATGAAATCAAGACTATTGGTACCAAACTTACAGAGAAACTCTATCAAATTAATATTCTCCGTGATGAAATCAAGAACCAGATTAATGCTTGGCCTGAGAAGGTTGTATTTGAATTTACTAATCTTCTCCGAGTTCTACCTATTGAAGAGTTCCCACCTTCTGTTACTGAATTAGGCATTGAGGATAATCTAGAGAATACCACAGACGGTAGAATGATTTCTTGTGACGTTTATGAATTGTCCGTATTCAAACATCTTTCTAGAGTTGTTGAATGGGTTGAATCGTTTATGCAAGAAGCCGAATACGCTCCTGAAAAGAGTTACGGCGCATTCGAGAGTGGTCGAGAAGACACACTAGTTAAAAAAGTATACGGGAATACAAATGACGTTATTGATGCGGTTCAGATACAGGCGTTTGATAACCCTAATGTAATCCATTCCCACGGAAGAAAGAATGGTTTCGCACCACTAGTATCTACAAGTCTTACTAAAGGACTTGAACTTCCATTGATGAGTGTTGGAGCGGCAGCGTTTCACGTTCATAGTTTTGATGGAAGTGCAATACCTAATTTAATGGTTCACGGAAAAGAAGCAACGGCTCACGGACTAAGTTATTCTCAAGCAAGAGCATTAATGAATCGTGATGCTTTTGAAATTCCAGAATTCCTTGCAGATGTTCATACGACTGCATTCTTGCCTGAAGCAACGGGTCACGTTCATAGATTTGTAGATGGTCAAATTGTAGACAGACAACGTGGTCGTGTATCTGACCCTCTATCAAGAGCCGATGCAAGAAAATTAATTGACGGAGATATCACAGACGTAACTCTTTACGATAGTATCGGAATAACTACCAACGGGGTCCCTGAGACAGATGAAAATGGCGTCTTCCAAGGCGGTACGGTAGCCGATTCAAATGGAATTACCTCTGCACATTATCACGAGTACCTAGTCACATACGAATCAGACTGGGAAATGAATACTGACTTTATGGGTAATCCTTGTACGCACGGATTTAGATATACGCCAGTTACTACGTGGATATGTTATAACTATAAACCAGAACTTGTGGTTGACCCTAGTTTAATTGACGGTGTTGATTATTCTGGTAACACAATGAATCTCGGACAGAATGTATTCAATGAACTTGATGATGCCACGGTTGCTACTGCAATTGGTGAAGCATCATTTACATTCCAACACGCACAGACTTTCCCTGCTACGCTAGTACCTAATGTAGACTGGGTAGAATTATATTCATCTAACTATATTCAACAAGTTCCTGGCTCTGGTGATACTGGAGATTTACTAGGGGATGTTAAGATGGGTACAGGCACAGACATTGCGACTATTGTAGCGTATCCGATGGACCCAGATAAAATCTGTATTGTAGACCAATCTGGAATCATTCACTTGATGGATACTACGTCTGGTGTCAAATCATTATTTTTCGACTACACTTCTCTTAATCTGACTATCGGAGTCGGGCCATTCGGTGCATATGATGAACGTGGCGCTCTAGGACTTGCATTCCATCCAGATTACGCAACAAACGGACTCTTGTATGTCTATTATATGACAGAGCAAGGTCCATCTACTGGCTCATACGGATATCCTCTTTCAACTTCAATCATTGCTGAGTTCACGGCTGACGTTGCGGCAGAGACAGTTGATATTACTACTGAACGAATTTTAATCACACAGCCACAACCTGATATGAATCATAACGGTGGTCAATTAGTATTTGGCCCAGATGGTTATCTCTATATCGGATTCGGTGACGGCGGAAATGCGGGAGATACTTCGAGTTCTAGCGGTCACGGCGGACACGGAGTATATGGTAATGCACAGAACCCTACTAACATATTGGGCACAATTCTTAGAATTGATGTCGCACCAGACACAGTTAATAATAAACCTTATTCCATACCTTCCGATAACCCCTTCACTGGTGTAAATGCAAAACCACACGGTACTGCGGGTGCAATGTTTAGAGAAGAGATATGGGCATACGGATTAAGAAATCCTTGGAGATTCTCTTTTGCTCCAGATGGTAAACTATGGGCGGCTGATGTTGGACAAAATAAATTTGAAGAAGTAAACATTATCGAAAAGGGCGGCAACTATGGTTGGAGAGTAATGGAAGCATATCATTACTTTGAAGAAGACCAAGCAACTATTGACCAAATGGCATTAGACCAAGGCTATGCAAATACTCAAGCATTTCTTCTTGATTTAAAATCACCTATTCACGAGTACAGTCACGGAACTGGTATTTCTATCTTAGGTGGATTCATCTATAGGGGAAGTGACTTAACTGGACTTCAAGGCAAATACATATTCGGAGATTGGAGTACGAGTTGGGCTGGTACTACTGGTCATCTCTTTTCACTAGAAGAAAATCCTGATGGACTTTCTGCACACTTCACAATAACTCCTAATGCAATCAATGGAGCAAATCATAGTCACGAGGCTATATTAACTCCGAGTCAAGTTGCGATGGCTCAAGCGAATCCTGGAACACCAATTGTTGTTGTTCAGAGTGATACGGTTCACGCTGAAAGTTATACTCACACATTCTCCATTATATGGAATGCGACTTTCAATACTTGGAATCTGATAGCACAAACGAATATGGAGAACCACGATGTATTCACATTTATCGAATACAATGGCGATGTAGGATATACAAGAAAGAATTTATCTTTCTGGGACCCTGCAACATCTGTATTGAACTTAACAACTCACGACCAATCTGTATTGACATTAGGTGAAGACACTAATGGCGAACTTTATATGGCTACAAGAATTGGTATTGATAGTTATCAAGGAACTGGCCCACAGAATTGTGATATATACAAACTAACTGATACATATGATTCCTCTACAGAAACGGGTGCATCTTCACAAATCCCTGCTTCTGAAACGGCTCACGTTCACGGATATAAAGTAGTATACGACATTAACACAGAATTATTCTCTGCAACTGAGATATCTGATATTGAAATGACTGACTGGGATGCTTTCTTCCCTATATGGACTTATAATACTCCTGTCTCTCACTTGCATCCTGTAATTACTTCGTGGACTGGAATAGTAGATGAAAATATTCTTCTTGGTTCATCTGCTGGATGGCATTTGAATCCTCTAACTCTAGTTTGGGAACCATACGACACAGGCTCTGATACGCCTTATCTTGCTGTCGATGATGACGATGATGACGGAACATTTTATATTGAGACTGCTCCCGTAGTAGAGATACTTGGAGCAAACGAATATGGCGAGAACGCTCACATCCACTATTTCAATAGTGAGACACTAGATACATTTGGTGCTAATGATGGTAGAACGGCTGTACCGATTACGAGAATACAAGCAGAAGAACTTGCTAATGGAGTAGTAAACGCATTTTATGTTTATTCTTCTATTGAAGATTCTGGCCAGCATCAACATTATCACGTATATAAAATTATGTGGAATCTTTCTACGCAACAATTTGTTGCAGACGAAATGGCTGAGATGTGGGATGAAAACGGTACTGGAGAATGGGAAGCAGTAGATACACATCTACGAACTCACGAGCATACCCTTTTAGTTAATGGTATAACGACCCATCTTGGTTGGAATGGTACACCATTGTATACTGCTCCTGATGTTACATTATCAAATGCACACGATTGGCATAAATTAGAAGGCTCTGAACCAGACCATCTACACGCATTTAACGGAACAACATTAGACACTCTCGGAACACACACTGGCAGACAAGCATTACCATTAGATGATAATCAAGCAACTGATTTGATTAATGGTGAAGTGACTGAAGTAAAAACATATACATCTATCTCAGGCGGAGACCATTATCACGGAATCACAATTACATACGACCCAAATACATTAAGTTTCGTTGCGTTAGATACTGAGAAATGGGAATCATCTGACGGACATCAATTCTATTCCGCAGACCCAAGGTCACACGCACATCCAACGAACATCTCTAATCTGTTTTCACGACCAGGTTATAATGAGATGATGGAAATTCTACCGACATTTGCTTCTCCTGGATATCCTTATCCAGGTGGTTCTCACCCTCACTTTCATAATGATACAGTTGTGGGACCATTTGCAGAAGGGGCTTTGACTGGACAGATTTCTTACGCTCACGGAATGACGATTGACCAAGGTATGCAACTGATTGATGGTGTTGTAGATAGTGTTACTATTTACGATTCAATTGAGGGTGCTCACTTTCACGAGTACAGAATTAAATGGGATACTAATTATAATATATTCTATGCTGATTGGTCAGTGACTTGGATTAAAGGTGGCATTGAAGATTCACTTCAAGACCCTACTAAATATTATGTATCTGTAGTTGAGAATGCGGCTGAAGGACTTCACTGGCATAACTTGACAATTGACTGGAATCCAAATCTAGTTGCAATACCACAGCAAACTGGTGGTAGCATATATATAACGAAGACTACATCAACTGATGAAGTTCTTTCTGCGGCACCGAGTGTTGTTGTTACGCAGGCTTCAACCGAATTACTACCAGTCACAACAACGTATCCAGATACGCCTGCGACTGGTGATACAACTATTATCGTAACATATAGTGATTTAATCACAACGACAACAACGTCAACGGTCCAGATTACAACGACCACGACTGATATTATATACTATTCAGATTATGGTACTGAAACATCGGTTGGTGACCCAGTTATTACGTCTGAAGTTACGACAAGTCAAACAACTTCCGAAGTGGAAGACTTAACGGAAAGAAAAACTTATGTAAATAATGTCCTTCAGGCAAACAACCCGCCCATTGTTCAGATGCAACCATCGTTTATTGCTGGTATCGGAAGTCACGACCACCTGCTTTATGATGGATGCTCTTTGGATTCAGCGGGAGTTAATGTCGGAAGAACGTGTGAACCAATTACTTTGGCACAAGCAAATGATTTGATTAATGCTCAGAATGCCAACTATGGTATTATATTCTTTGATTCTCCAAACGGAGCAAGTTCCCACTATCACGGATATACGATAAAATTTAATCCCAATATGGGAGCAAAGGGAACATTTGTAGTTGCTGGTATTTCACAATGGGATATTATACCAGGAACATCTACATATGTGCATAAATTCTCTCTAACTGGTGGATTCCACGACCACGATTACTGGATAAGTGTTGCAGATTATACATCCTTGATTGGTGGAACTTATGTAACTACACCACAGAGAGATAGTACACACGCGGCCGTATACACTCACGAATTAGTATTAGAGTGGAATGGTTCTACTTATAACATTATATCACAAACAAGTGACTATGACAACCACGATACAATATCATATTTGGGAAGTGTTCCAATTGGTGGTCAGTGGTCACAAAACACACAGGGCTCTGGAGCAGGCGACCACGTCCACTCTACTACTGTAGACGATAGCAACGTATGGCCAGTACCGGCATAAAGTTGTGAATATTTTAATTAAACAAACGTATAAATAGTTCTGATAAATATCAAATGATAGCAGAACATAATAATTTAAGGAGTTAGTAAAATGGGTGCAATTGTAACCAGTAAATTCAGAACACAGAACTTGATGGTTTTCATCGACCAGTTCAAAACTACTGGTTCTGTTGACGACAACTTCCTGTATCTAGGGTTTGGGCGAAATGACGCTTGGCCTAATGATGCTCAAGGAAATGACGAAAGTTCAGGTAACTTTACTCTACCTGACCCTCTTGATGAGGATGAATCACAATATTGGACTGACATTGTTGGTACCAAGCGAATTCAGAATGATGATATCTCACCCGTGCTTCCACGTATTAACTGGGAAACAGGTGATACTATCGCATTTGACGGAGATGCCGCAAACGGCATCACAGGAATTGATGAACCTGGCCGTTCTTTTGTTTCAAAAATCGGAAGTCACAGTATTGTGATGAATTCTGAATATCGAGTTTATATGTGTACAGGCGAACCATCTGGCGGAAAATGCTATATTGGTGGAGTCTTTGATGGCGGAACTGCTGTTTCACGAACAACTTGTGAAGGTACTTTAGGTGGACTTTGGTTACCTACTGGTGCTTCTGAAGAGCCAACTGGCTTTACTGGAGATGCCGCTGGACTAGTTGCTCAAGCGATTACTACATCTGACAACTATACGTGGACATTCTTATATAAACTAGAATTGAACGACATTATTAACTCTACTACCAATGACTGGATGCCAGTTATTTCAGGTACAGGAGTTCTTGCAGGGTCTGAGCAGGCCGATTTCGGTGATGTAGATTCTATATTTACAGCGAAAACTCACCACGGATTGATTCACGTTAGACTTGAGACTTCAGACGGATTCCCAGAGAACGATGACTTTCGACAAATCGGACTCTTGCGTAATCCAGAACTTGCTGGTGGCGGAACGAAAGCCCAAGCATCCGTATATGCTGATGCAGACGTAAGTTTAGAAAGCGATAGTGGACAGTTGATTTATCTTGAGAACAGGCGTGCTATTACTCGTGCATCTGACCAGATTGAGGATTTGAAACTCGTAGTAGAATTCTAAGAATACTTTAGGATGTTATATATGTTCTCTCTCCAAAAGTGGGGAGGGAACATTAAAGATGATAGGAACATATTTAGGATAATAGCGAATGGCATATAACTTCAACACATCTCCATATTATGATGACTATAATGCGGATGACAAATTTTTAAAGATTCTGTTTAATCCTGGTCGAGCAGTTCAGGCCAGAGAATTAACTCAAATACAATCTATTCTTCAGAATCAAATGTCCGCTTCTGCGAATCATATATGGAAGAATGGCTCTGCCGTTGTAGGCGGAGAAGTTAGTGTTGCTAAAAGAGAATGGATGCAACTTGCTGTGGTTGATACCTCTTGGTTGAATCGTATTGTTTATGGTGAAACATCTAATGCAGTTGCAGAAATTACTCAACTTCACGATGATGAAACGCAACCTATCTATTACTACAGAATACTTTCTGGACAATTTCAAGCAAACGAAAATCTATTAAGTTACGATACTGTTTGTGAAGGCGGCTTTGATGTAAACGGTGAATGTGCTGATAACAATTGGTACGATGCGACTCAAATATATAAAGCAGGCGTCATCGTAGGAACAGGACAAGGACTAGAAGCAAGAGTTGATAACGGTGTTTATTGGCTAGATAATTTCTTCACTCCTATTCTAGCACAAACTATTTTCTTAGACCCAATTTCTGCAACACCAACATTAAAAGTTGGATTCGATATTGAAGAAACTATTGTAGCATCAACGACTGACCCAAGATTGCTTGACCCTGCTTCTGGTTTCTATAATCAGAATGCACCAGGTGGAGATAGATATCAAATTTCTCTTACATTGATTGCAGAGGCCAACTCCGCTGAATCTAATAAGTGGTTGTGGATGATGGATGTCACGAATGGCATCATTACTACTAAGTATGAGGCTACTGACTATTCACTTCTTAGTAATGAAATGGCTCAACGAACATTCGATGAGTCTGGCAACTATACTATTAATCCATTCCCAATTGAATTTAAAACGGGAAGTACGGTTGATAAGTATTCTATTAAAGTTGACCCATCTAAAGCATACATTAATGGATATGAACACGAACTCTTAGTTCCTCTAACTGTAGAAGCAGATAGGGCAAGAACAACTCGCCACGTAGCGAATGACCATATCAATCCTGAATTTGGACCATACTTTGAAGTAGCATCTATTGATGATATGCACGGCGTGTTTAATGTTGTGAATAAAGAATATGTTATCCTTGTTACTGACACGGGTTACACTTCTGCAACGAGTCCAGTTAATACTATCGGAATAAGAAAACGTATCACACACGTTACAAAGTACGGCAACGCATTCAGAATTTATCTAGAAAACAATACTGGCCTCGATGCTATCGCACCCGCTCAATATATTGTTTCTGAAACGAATGCCGATGTATACGCAAAAATCTCTCGTCCAACTGGTATCGCAGTTAGTAAGGGTGTTAATTATCCTTGGATTTATAAGGTCCATTCAATTACTTCTGCACTATCTCTAGGACAAGTAACATACTCTACACAAAAGAATTTAACCGCTATCTTATCTGGAGCAGTTGCTTCAGTACCCGCAGTTTTCAATGATATGCACTGGGAACGAGTTCTTTATATCTGGGACGAATTTACAAACCAAGTTATACCTCAATATGGTACTGTCGCTTCTGGTGATACGTGGAGGGCTGACTTAACAGGAAATACAACTGCACTTATTGAAATAGTAGACCAAGTCACAGGTAACACATCAACGAATTTGTCTGGACATAATATCTCTATTATGGCAGATATGTATATGTCAAATGCTTCTTGGAGAGCATTGACAAAATCTACAACATCAACCGATTATGTTCTTTCACTTACTGACACATTAACAATTGCACACGCAGTTGAAGAAATTGTTTCTATTATCGCACCTGATACTACGGATGTAACTTCATCATTTACCTTCACAACTGGTGATACTGATACTTCTTTGAACGATGCACTATTAACTTGGAACGATGCAGTTAACCCAAGTCAACCTGGCACATATACAGTAACATATAAACATTATATTCTTGGTAATATCACAACCGCTCAATATAGATGTGTAAACAGTTATACAGATTCTGGTATCACTTATGATGACATTTTTGGATATAGAGACTCAACAGGATTGAGTCACCCTTCCGCTGATGGGATGGACTTTAGAGCATCGGATGACGATTACGCAGTTGGCACATATTTGCCACTACCTTCTTCTAACATCTCAGTATCTTATGATTTCTATCTCCCACGAAAAGATAGACTGACAATTAATGACGATGGAAAGATACAGATTAAACAAGGCTTCCCTTCTACTGAACCAGTTCTTCCTACTGAAGAATTGAATGAGATGACCTTGTATAATATATTTGTACCAGCGTACACATATAACCACAAGAATATTAATGTATCTCACGTAAAGAATAAAAGATTTACGATGCAAGATATTCGTGGCATAGAAAATAGACTTGAAAATTTAGAATACTACACTGCACTTAATCTTCTAGAAAAGACTACTGCCGATATGCAGGTGCTTGACACGGCAGGATTACTAAGATATAAAAATGGTATCTTAGTTGACCCGTTTGTTGACCACGGTATTGGTGATGTTATCGATGAAGCATATTATTGTGCTATTTATCCAGAAGCAGGAATATGTACTGTACCCTACGAAATGTATGGTATGGATATGGTAGGTGGTGTAAAATCTAATGTTAAATTAAATAATCTGACATATACTCTAGACTTTGATGTTATTGAAGCGTGGATTACTCAGCCGATGGGGTCACAAGTTATTAACTTGAATCCATTTGCTCGTAAATCTTGGGTTGGATTCTGTACATTAACTCCTCAATCTGATACTTGGTTTGAAGAACTTTATATGCCAGATGTTATTATTCAGAATGAAAATAACAATGCTGTAACTCAACAAGTAGAAACTTTTGGAACACAGACTCGATGGAATGCTTGGCAGACTCAATGGTCTGGATGGGCAGACGTTGGTGGAAGACAGAATGTTCGTGAAGGTGCGGAAACAATCACCTTTGGTGGTAATCTTAGTTTTGGTGGTGGCAGTGGAACTACTGAACGAGCATTTGAAACTGGAAGGCATTGGGGCTCGGGAACCATTAATAATCGACCTACTCGACAACGGACTGTTTGGAGACAAATTACAAAGGTTGATACTTGGGACCAGAATCAACAACAAACAAATAATCAATTACGAACTGGTACGAAGTCTCATATGGAAATCAATGATATTCGCACACAAGTCGGTGATAGATTTGTAGACAGTTCTGCTATTCCTTGGATGAGAAGTGTACCTGTAACTATCGATGTAGATAAATTACGTCCATCAACTCAGATGCACTTTGAATTTGATGAGATTAATGTCGATGCTTATATTACTCCAGACGGAGGAGCAATGGGTGACGCTGTTTGGACTGATACTGCTGGTAGACTAAGAAACGCAGTATTACAGATTCCTTCAGAAGGTGCAGACGGAGTTAGAATCAGAACGGGTATGAAGATACTCGCAATGAAAGACAATTTCACTTCACCAGAATTAATGACTACACAAGCAGTAGGAGTATTTACATCTGCTGGTACTCTTGATAGACGGCAGAGAGATATTCTATCTACACTAGAAAGTTACAGGGTTGATGAAGCCATAAGTGATACTCGGGCTATATTAGGTGAAACCAGAACAATTTCTAGAAGCGATACATCTGGAACAAGTAGAACAACAAGAAATGTAACAGAGTGGTATGACCCAGTAGCAGAATCATTCTTAGTAGCAGACGAAGATGGTGGAGTATTTGTAGACTCAATCGATTTATTCTTCTGGTCAAAAGATGACGAAGAGACTCCTGTTCGAGTAGAAATTAGAACAATGTCAAATGGTTATCCGACTACAACGGTTGTGCCGATGGCATCTAAGATGCTTTATCCTGAAGATGTTTCTACTTCCACAACGGGAGCAGTAAGCACACGATTCCAATTCGCAGACCCAATTTATCTAATGAACGGGACTGAGTATTGTTTTGTTGTGATATCGGATTCCCTAAAATATAATATGTGGATTTCTGAATTAGGAGAAGTTGATTTGCTAAGTGGTAAATATATTAGTGAACAACCATATCTTGGAAGCCTATTTACTTCTCAGAATAACACAACTTGGACCGCAGAGCAATTAAAAGACATTAAATTCGATATGAATAAATGTGCCTTTACCCCTACTGGCGACCTCCAACTTGATATGAAGCCATACGGTGATACTAAATTAGCGGCATCATTTATGCCCAATTTTCAACCACTTGTTCTTTCGGGAACGAGTTTAGATATAGAGGGTGTTGTTAACGGAGATATTAATAATATATATGGTGGAGTTTTAGATAACGAAGATGTCATACTTGAAAATGTTGTATCTCTAGACGGTAGTCATACGATTGCTTCTGGTTATCAATATACTCCAATATCATACAATACTACATTTAAAACCGATAATACTAATCTTACTCCTGTACTAAATAAAGAGAGATTAAGCACAGTTCTAGTCAATAATATTATTTACGATACGGCTCCAACTGTCAAGAATCAAATGGGAATCTATCAATCTAAGGATGTCAAGTTGGCGAATTTCGCTAGTGACTTGCAAATGTTCCTTAGTGTACAAGAAGTTCCTAATACATACGTCAAAGTTTACTACGATACAGGTACAGTTATTCCAAGATATATTACTACTCAACCATATGCGAATACCATCACCCACGGTGATTACAACGTGAATGATTTTGAAGAGTATTACGCACACATTTATCCTTCTGGAGCAAATAGTCCTGAAAATACTATCACGGCCCAAGGCTCTGGTATTGCTAACTGGAACGGAGTCATAGCGAATCCTGGACAGGGTGCTAGTGCTGAAGTCTCTACCGCATATGTAGATGGTGATGACGACCCAGCCAACTTAACGATGATGCACCTAGTTGATATATCTAATATGAAATCAATCATTAGAACGTGTTTCATAAGTCGAAAAGATTTGGCAGGAGCAACTTCAGACGTAACCACATCTGGTCAAGGTGCTGGAACAGACCTCTCATTATATGATGTTGGAGATGTTTGGTTCGGAGTTTGGGATGATGATTTGAATAGAAAGTTTTATGAGAAAGTCATTAATGCTGATGGCACATATTCTAAACAAGAAGTTCCTGTACTAGAGATTGATTCAATTGTTCCAACGGAACATCCTGATTATCCTATCGGACTTGCTGTTATCGAAGAAGAACCAGTATCGTGGAGGGAGATGAAAGACAGTGGTGTGACGATTACAAACACATCTATCCAAACTAATATGGAATTTATTGAGCATACCTTCACTCCATTGAAGAAAGTGTCTCACGAATTTGACCATTTTAGAGTTAAAATTGAATTACATACGACTCATCCGTGCTATTTACCAGCAGTACGAGAGATGAGAGTATTGACACTGACATAGGAGATAGATTATGGCGGAACCAACATATACAAAAGACCCAAGAACTGGCGCAGTCATATTTACTGACTCTGGAGCATATAAACAACGCAAAATTGCAATCAAAAAGCAGAAAGAAGCACAACAAGTTCAAACGGATTCTCGAAGAGTTATAAATAGTATGAGAAGCGAAATAAAGGGACTAAAAAAACTTGTGTACGATTTGATTGAAAACCGAGGGGATTAAGACTTTATGGCAACTGGAACCACAACTATACCGTACGTAAGAAAGGATGAAACCTTCAAAACGTGGCGTGAACGTACCAACATAATGATTCAACAGCAAAATAATTTTGTTAGGATGCAAGAATTTGAAATGTTAGGAGTTAGTGACCCGTATGTTACCACCTCTATGCAGTTGAACTACACCAGCGAACTAGCGTCCGAATAATTTATAGGAAATAATATAAAAATGGCACATTATACAGGTCACAAATTCAGTCTATTAGAATTAAACACTATAGAGCAACAGAAGAGTTCCTTCTTGGACTCTTTGAACATTAAATTGGATGCTCCTGACCTTCTTGTTAAGGATTTGGCTCTTATGCTGAAGTCTTTAGAGGTAATGGAAAACCTAGAACATTTGCCAGAATATAAAGATTTTCTAATTAATGTCGCAGGCCGTTCACAACAATTCGTATCACCAACAGAAATGATTGAGAATGGTGGTCTCGATATAACATATGAATCCTCTAACCTTGTTCAAAATAGTTCTTTTGCCGCAGATGCGTTTGAAGTTGAATTGCTCAAGAATAGTGGTTTTGATGAACCAATTAACGTAGCAAGTCCTTGGGCGAATGGTATTGCATACCAATTCGACAGGTTCTTTACTGAGGGAACTCAGATTGTTGATGCTTACACCGATGGTCAACAGGTTGCTCTTGCTTGGTTTGAAGCAAATCTTAAACCAAATACTCAATACAAATTTTCATACGACCTTACAGTTAATGATGTTAACTGGGACCTTATTTCAGGTGCTAAAAATATGGTCGATATGCTTGCTCCTGATACAGCGACTTTCTCAGAAGTTGGTGGTGGACCAGCCCCAAGAACATTTGTTGCTTCTGTAATAGAAGACGAACTTCTAGTTCGTCCTACTTGTAGCAGTTGTTCTAATAATCCTTCAATCTCTGACCAAGCAACTTGTGAAGGTGTTGGCGAGACTTGGACAGTAATCACACCAGAATATCTGACTTCAATTGTCGCAATGGAAACTGCTTGTACAAGTACAGGCGGTCACTGGTTCGAAGGCGCAATTAACGACCCGAACACACAAACACATATTCTTGTCCCTTACCATCTCGAAGCGAGAGAAGGCGACACAATCATATTTAATAATCCAGATACAAACATATTGGTTCACAATGCTGTTTCTGATGATAATATATCCTTTGCTTCTCCTGACCTTTCACCTGGTGAACAGTGGGCTTGGGTAGTAGATGGATATCACGATTTATATTTTCACTGTACTTTTCACCCGCTCGAAGAAGGAAGATTGTCCAGTACGACTAACCACAGATTTGTTTATTCATTGAATCACGGACTAAACCCCGGCGATACAATCAAGATTCCTATTAACTATGGCGCTAATGTAGCCTTACCTGCACTATCTAATTCTTATAATATTAGCCAGATAATGCCTCAACTCTGTACCTCAATTGGTGGAGCAGGCTCACAAAACGTAGTAGAATCACTTTATCACGACCTTTCACTTACTGACTTAGTATCATTTCAGTCTGGTGACGTTGAAACTGACCCGAATGCTACTGTTCCAGTTGTTATCACCTTCCAAGGTGGTAATGATTCTAATACAGTAAATGCTTCGGCAGATGCGACAGTTGTTGGTGGTGTAGTAACAGCATTGACATTAAATAGTGGTGGTTCTCAATACACAAACATCCCGACAATGTATATCTCTGGCGGAGGTGGTGCTGGTGCAACTGGCACTATAGGATTTGATGCTTCAGTCACGGGTATTGTTATAGACGAACCTGGAACTGGTTATCAATCTGTTCCTACTATATCTATTTCTGCTCCATTCGGAGTATTAGTTGCTGATGGTGGAACTGCGATTCAAGCCGAAGCGACTTGTACGATTGATGCTACTGGATTTGTTGATACAGTAACAATAACGAATGCGGGTTCTGAATATACTGGCCCACCTGCTGTTACATTTGTTGGTGGTTCACCAACAGTCAATGCTTTAGCAACAGGCTCAGTTGATGGTAGTATTACTTCACTTACTCTAGACCAAGGCGGTACTGGTTATGGTTCAGGCGGAAGCACAACGGGTGGCGGAGCAGTAGTTGGAGTTGGAGAGCGTAAATGGGAAGATTATATTATCACCGCAGTACAAAAAGGTGATGCACGAGTCGATGTATTCTTTGATGACGTTAATGTTATCGGACACATACACACTGGTGAACTCACAACTGCCGAATACGCTACTATTCAAACAGGCACAAACGTAATTTCAATGTCAACGACAGACGGAACTGGCTCTGGAGATAACTCTCCTCACGCTCACTCTGTTACATATAACTGGGACCCTGCACTAAACAATGGTGCTGGTGGAATGTATATAGTTGGAATGACTGGCTCACATACTCACGGTATGTCTGAATACTATGTTATCGAAGGCGGAACTAATATTGAATTGACTAACTTTGGTCATTATCATCAATTGCTCCTTGACATAACAGACGAAGCGACACTAAAAGCAAGTCCATTAACTGGAGTCACACAAGACACTGATGGAACTTGGAGTCATACGGGCGGAGCAACTAAGATTGGAACTTCCAATTACGGAACTTCTGACCCACAGCATTTCCATACAGTAGAATTTGGATGTATCGACCCTGCAAATGACACATATTTAATTATTTCGATTGACCAACATATTCACGATTTTGATAGAGTATACTATCCTGGGTCAAGTCAATTCACAGTTGGAAAATATGATTTCGCTTTAGGTGGCGATGATTTGAATCCTTCTACAATCGCAACGCCTTTCACAGATATCGCAGGATATGTTAAGAAAGAACGTGGTATTGAATCAGACGGACACCAACTTAAAGCAGGCGACAAGATACACTATACTAACGTATATAACGGAATTCATCACGGTAATACAAATTACTTTGTTGACTATGTTATCGATTGGGACCACTTTGCATTAACTGAAACAGTAATTTATCCTCTAGAGAATGCGCCAGGAACTACTCCAACTTTCTTCAATGTTATTGAGAGTTATGAAGTTGTTGCTGATATGGCATCCTTTAGATACGAAGTTGAACGAGATTTAACTAACCACGTTGGTGACCCGTTCATCTCTGGTGTAGAAGTTCTATGGTCTCGACCAAGAACTGTTAAATCAGTCAATCACGCATTATCAGTTGGTGATGTTGTTCAGTTACCATCTGGACCACAACCATATACGCCTACTGAATTACCTGGCGCAATGATGAACCATACAGTTGTTGCACTTGGCGATGGTTACGGACCCACAGACGGATTTGAAATTATTGTCGATACACAATCTACTATTACAGCCGCTGACCCTGGCCAGACTACAGTTGAAGGAGCACAAGATTCTCCTTGGTTCTGGTCTTGGCACGATATGTCAAACATCTCTTACTATCCTTATCAAAGAGACATTGCAGAACACGAAGCATTCGGTGGTAACGAAGGAACAGCAGGAGGATTCGATTTATTCCGTGGTGGTAAATATACATTTGTAAATAATGCTTGGAGTTCTATGGGGCACGTTACTGCTCCTGACCCATTCACTGGTGTAATGCAAGATATGTATATGCACGCCGCTGGTATTAAAGCAATACCTGGTGGAGGCTGGGATAACCTAGTTCAAGCGGGTATGACACGAGGCTTAGGCGAACCAAATGAGGGCTATCATTGTGTTAATAAAAACGCAAGTCACGGATTAACCATTGAAACTGGGGCTCTAAACGACTTTGTATCTCTTGAGGATAACCCAGGAACTTGGGTTTCAGACCAACCATTCCCAGTTTGTATGGGATTGAGTGGATGGTGTGAAGAACTAGATGTAACTGGTTGGTATTACAATGGAGTCGATGACTACTCAGTATGTACCGCATTAAATCCAAATGAAGATGTTGGACTAGCACAATGGAGAGTGTCACAATGGATTGGTAACTTCTCGAAAGAATTTACTTGGAAAATCCCAGAAGATTTCGGTCTAACAGGTGCTGATGGAGTATCTGGATTTGGGCCATTCGTACCGCCAGGAGAAACTAATCTCTACTACGCAGTAGAAGATGATGGCGGACTATACAAATTTGATAAAGAAGGAATGATTGAGGGAACAAACAGAACTCTTAACTTATACCGAGGTGCTACTTATAGATTTAGAGTCAACGCACCTGGTCATCCATTCTATATAACTACTGATGACGGAAGTCACTTTACCCCAGGCGCTTACTTCGGTGAGTATCTATTGGGTGTCACGGGTTCTAGAGGAGAAGAAGGAGCAGGGGTTCAAACTGACCCAGGTTCTAAATTCGGACTAGATGCCGCAGGAGTTCCTAAGTATGAGATTGTAGAATTTACTGTACCTTCAGTTGCACCAGACACACTGTATTATCAGTGTGGTTGGCACGCATCTATGGTTGGTACATTCAATATTATTGACATTCCAGTAGTTAATGCTGGAGATGATATCGTAGTTTATTATCATCACGGTCAAGAAAATATGTACACTCCATTACACATTAAAGATAAAATTCAAATAGACAACGGAACAGGAAATGATTACTTCCAAGTACAACCAGAACCTGCAAATGCGTTCCCAGTAGCGGGAACTCAAGCAGACTTGTTACAACTTGGAAATCTAGTAACAGCAACTGGACTTGGAGCACTACCTAAGATTCAAGCAATGAATATTGAACTTGGTACTATCCAATATATTGACCCAGTTACAATGATAAAAGGTGCTAATTCAGAGCAATTCCTTGTAACAAATAACCACGAGGGACTTGCTAAAGTTTATATGAGTGTTGATATTAATCAGCGTTCAAATATTCTACTCGACAATGTTTCATTCAAAGAAGTTGTTTGGACAGAGACAGGTTCTTGGGAAGTAAACGGTGGTACTGCACATACAACTGATGGCACTGCCGCTCATATCGAACAACTTGTTACTGGAACAGTTCAAGACGGAGTCACTTACGAAATTCAATATGATATTATTGAGTCGTTTAAAGATGTATTCGGCGCAGAGAATGGAACACTTACAGCATCCTTGATGGGCGATACAACGATTGTCGGAACTGCAAATACACTAGTAGGACATTATTCTGAAACTGTAGTCGCTCCTAATAATACTGCAATACTGAGATTGTCTAACACGGGAATAGGTAAGATTGATAATATATCAATCAGAGAACGTGTTACTGGACAGAATGCTTGGTATATGGGTGAAGGATGGCAGTCAATCAACGGTAAAGCGTATCTTGACGGAACTATTTTATCTGATACTGAGATTAATCAGACAGTAGTATTTACTCCTGGCAAACTATATGAAGTTAAGTATACCTTAGCAGATATGGACCCAAGTGATAATGGAATGACTGGGCGATTAAGAGTTGCTCTTGGTAGTGATACTACTCATAAGATTGCTAACTGGAATCTTGATATAGTAGACCCACTTCAAATCAATTGGACTGCTTCGGGTGTTGATGTTTCAATTACTAATGCAGTGATGAACTTTAACTCTTCTGTAAATGGAACAATGACATATACTCTAGAGAATAATTTAGTCAAAAACTCTAGTTACGAGACTACATTAGATTGTGTTCTTGAGACACATAATATTCTTACTTTCCAAGTTGGGCCTGGTCCTAACGGAAGTCACTCACATCAATTCCAGATTACACAGGTTGATGCTGATTGGTTGATGGCTGATGCAACTCGCACAAGAACATTCCCTCAGACTGATGCCTATCACGCTGATACATATACTCACGAATTCACTATTAGTTATGATACTGGAAGTTATATTCTAGTTAGTCAAACTATTCCTGAAGGACACGAGACACTAGCATTGATTGGAACATCTGCTAATAACCCATCAATTGAAATCTTGATTGGCGGAGTTCTTCAGAAAACGATTACTACATCTGGTATTCATCATCTCGATTTGATAGGTGAAGCCAGTGACCAGTTTGTTCTACGAATGAATGGAACTGGATTAATCAATTCTGTATCATTACACGAAGAAGATATCCCAGTTCTTGATGCTGATACAACTGGACTTGTTCCAAGCGGACAACGTACACATCACGTTAGAGCGGGTTCTGCGGATAGCAAAATTCACTTCATATCTACTGTAGATAATAATCGACCTGAAAATTATAGTCCTTATTATACTAATACGGGATTTCAAGGAAGTATTGATGATGTTTCTGTTAGAGAAATCGAAGAGAAATGGACATTCTCACCTCAGCAAGGTGCAGAGGCTTATGTAAATCAAAATACTCAACAAATATATACATCTGGTGTCGGTACTTCTGCAAGAGGTATTGCACATATTAGTTTTGAAGTTACTGATAAATTGAATTATAAAGTATCATTCGATATTGATAGACCTACTGATTCAATCGTTAAGATTGGTCCTACGCCTGATTCAGATGCGTATGGAAGTATGGTGATTGCGGCGAACGACACAGACGGCTCTAAAGACTTTATCTTTACTGCACCTGTTACGGGTAACGCATTCTTAACTCTTTCAACTACTGGAAATGGATTCACTTATTGGGATAACATCTCAGTAAAATCTGTTCCTAATCTTTCATCTGATGAGTATCTATTGTTAGCACGTTCAATGAACGTCTTCGGAGTTCCAATCGGAGGAGAAGAGCGATGGGCAAACAACCATCTTGATATGAAGAATGCAGATTACGTTGGACAGCCAATCGCTGGAATGCGTACTCTTGAATCATTCGGAGAATCTGTAGTTGAAGATTACTATGACGTTAACAAGCGTTCTAATGAAATTCTTAATCCACCAATTATGATTTCCACTATGAGTATTGAGTTTGGTAATAGAGCAGTATCGGCAATAACCCCATCTTGTTCTAATCCATTATACTACAACTCTGTAGATTGTGAAACAATAAACGGTGCTTGGACGGGACTCGCAACAGAATTCTGTTCTGATGGAATTTATACTACTGAAGCAGGTTGTGTAGAACCATTCGGAACTTGGACTGCAGGAAGTTGTTCAGCATCGGCAAATAATACTGAAGCAGATTGTATAATGGAAGGAACTTGTTCTAATCCAGTATATAACAATAACGAAACTAACTGTCTGGCTCAGGGAACTTGTTCTATCGGTTCTTACTATGACCAAGTATCTTGTGAAAATAATGCAGGTACGTGGACTTCAGCGAATAATACTTGGACTTCAGCGAATAATACTTGGACCCCAGGTACTTGTACTGACGTTTCATATACGACTGAAGCAACTTGTATCGCACCAAGAGGCACTTGGACTCCTGAAGTTCCAGCACATTGTTCTGATGCTAACTTCACGACTGAAGCAGAATGTATTGCACCAAGAGGAACTTGGGATACTACAGTAGTCTCAGCAATGGCGGGAGATACAGTCGAAGTAGTTGGTGATGGTATTGACCCATTATGGACAATCACACTCGGTGGAGTCGAACAGGTTTCACAAGCAGTCTTGTTGCCTACTAAAGTTAATTTTGTTATCAATCCTCTAACTCCACTTGGAGACCAAGAGTTTATAATTACAAATACTGATGGAGATACCGCAACTGCTCCAACCTTATTCAATGTTAGAGATACATTAAGAATCATAT